ACCACCGCCAGAGATAGCAGCACGACTTGCCGAAAAGACATCGTTTGGAATAATGGTTCCGTTGCCTGAAGGAACCATAAGCTCAGGCCCACGCTCGCCAACGATGTAAGGCGTATTCGCGTTCACTGGACCGCCTGCGGCGCGTTGAGCAATGCCGAAGTTTGGCCCTAAAGTCCCGATCCCACCAACTTCGCCACCACCCGCGCCTAGCGGTGTGCTCCCAAGATTGAATCCGCCACCAGGCAGCAAGTTAACAACAGTATTTAAAACTGCCATTGTCACCATCTTCGCAATAATCTGCCCCGCCATGTCCAAGAAATAACTGCCAACACTCTTAAAGAAATCAGCTAATGCCTGCTTCGCACTTGTGGCACCAGTGATTGCATTTGTAAACGACTGTGAAAATGCACTGCCAATAGCGTTTGCTGCGCCAGTGATTTGGTTGATTGGATTTACCAGATCTTCCAGTTCTTTTTTCAAACTGCGAATGTTTTGGCTTAAGCCTTCCGTCAACGTTGGGTCTATTGTTTGGCGGAACAGATCGGTTTGCTGTTCAGCGTTTGGATCCCCTGCGTCTTTTCTTGATTGCCTAAACCTGTTAATCCTGTCCTCGTTTGACACCAAGCCAAGCTGATCGCGTAAGTTAAACAGCTCGTCTTCGGACGCTTTGGCGATTATTTCCGATGCAATAGCTTGGTCTTGCTTAAGGGCTAGTAGCTCACCATTTGCCGAAACAATTAGCTTTTCAAGATCAAGGTCTCGTTCCAATCCTGCAATTTTTTCTTGTAATTGACGTTCTGCAATATCCTCCGTTTTGTTCGCAGCATTCATAGCATCCAGGTATTTGTTTCTTACTCCAAGCTCTTTCTCCCCGAAGTCAAGATTTATAGCGTTATTTTTTATCGTGTAAACTAGCTCTGTATTGTTATCTTTTTGCGCCCGAACTAGGGCGAGTGAATTTGCGATCTGAAATCTTTGAATGTCCGCCAGTGGGCCGGATCGAATCAGCGAGTCGTACTTGTCCTGAAGCCGTGGCAGTTGCGACTCTCTGAACTTGCCGCCGCCGCCGCCGCCGCCGCCGCCGGTATCAGTGCCGGTGAGAGAACCGTAGTCGGTTAGACCTTTAGCGGCTTCTGGAGCACTAGGGTACTTCTCAATTAAAGTTTTATAGTTCAGTCGAAGTCTTGCTATCTCTGCCTCGTCTGCTTTTAGCCTTGATGTCAAGTCTTCTGGGACTGCTACACCAGCGAGAGGAGGCGCACTTCCCCCCATGGCCCGCTCGCCACCATCTGATTGCGATGCCTTAAACTCTTTAATACTTTTCTTTGTTTTCGCGAGCCTAGCTTCGACAATATCAAGATTCTTGACAATATCCTTAAAGTTTGATCTCAGCGTTTCTTTCGTTGCAGCCGTTCCACCGATTGACCTGAAGAAAACTTCACCTTGAGGTTTTGTGCCAGAAGCGTCAAGGTCAGCTTTTGCTTGCTTAATTCTATTGAAGTAAGATATAACCAGCTCTGCGCCAACGATGGCAAAGGTTATTACGATTGGCGCCACTAAGGACGCAGCTAAAGTTTTCACTGTCGCTCCAAACCTGGCCAGCTTTGTCGCAGCAAGAGACGCCTGCTGAGTGGTTTGTCTGAACCCAGTTCTTATTAATGCGAACATAAGTTTTAGTGGCCCATTTAAAGCAACAAACGCTTTTAGTGCAAAATTCACGGCAACAAGCTTTGCCGCGAAAGATGCAATAGTCAATATCGCGCCTCTGTTTTGAATAATAAAACGCATCCCTTCTCCAACAGCCTTCGCCATAACCACCAAGCTTGGGCCAATATCGGTAATAAATTCCAAAAACGCTTCCTGAAACTCAGCACCAATCGGCTGAAGTGCTTTACCTATCTCAATCCGCATCTTGTTATATGCAACCGTCAGTCTTGCACCAGCTGACTCAGAAGACCCAGCAATCTTTTCAGCCAATTCGCCGTATTCGCCACCCAACTGAACTAAGAACTTCATCAGATCATTCAGACCGACCTCGCCCTGCTGTAAAGCTTTTGACAACTCTGGGCCGGTCCTGCCTGACGCTTCAGCAATTTTGTTAAACGTACCAGGCAATCTTTCTGCAATCTGGTTAATCTCTTCTGCGCTGACCTTGCCCTTCGAGAAAATCTGAACGAGCGCAGTTACGGCTCCTTCAACTTGTTCTGCTCCGCCGCCAGTGGCCGTAATAGCAGCAGTGATATTCTTAAACGCAAGCTCCGCATCAGCAACACCTCCGCCAGCGCCTTTTACTGCTGCGGTAAGTCGAGTGATCCCCCTAATGGCAGTTTCTTGTGGAACATTTAATTCTTTTGTGACACTGGCTGCTGCAGCAAGTGCTCGATTGTATTCACCCTGAGTTCCGGCAATGCCTTCCAGTGCAATCCTCAGCCTCTTGATACTTGCTGCATAATCAGCAAAACCACCAAGCGCTTGCCTGAGCTGACCTACCTGAGCGCCAAGTGCAGCACCAGCAAAAGACCCGCCAACACCACCAACCGCACCACCAATTGCACCACCAAGGAATCCTTCAGGGCCACCAAAGATACCGCCTGAAATCGTTGCGCCAGCAACTTGGGCCGCTTTACCGGGGGAGAATTTGCGGCTTCTGCGGGAAGTTTTTTCTAAAGCTCGGTCTACTCTTTCGATGTCCCTTGTTACTTCCTTGAAAGCATCGCTAGCAGGGTCAAGCCCATTTCGTAATTGGGTCCAAACGCTTCGCTGCTTCTCCAGGCTTGAAATACTGCCGTTAGATGCGGCGGTAGCCGCACGAATATCCGCCGAGACCTCTTTGTAAGATTTCCCCATCATGTCAATGTCGGTTATAATCTTGCCCATGCCAATCTCGCCAATCTGGCCGTACAGTGCGCTAATTTCACGCATCGGCTGCTCCCGTGGAGCTTTGGCGGCAACTCTTCTTTGGTTCTTTTCGATAGATCGTCGAATAGCTGCTTGTTGCCGTAGCGCATCGTTCTCAGCGTTAATCTTTTTCAGATTATTGATTCGATCCTCAATTTCTTTTTTCCGGGCCTCTCTCGCCGCCACCATAGCAGGCGGTAGTTCTGGCGAGATAGGTCTGTCGTAAGCAGTAGCGCCTGCCTGTCTAAAAGCTCTCCTACTAGCAAAAGTTCCGACACCAGGCGCAATCATTGCTCCAGAGGCAGGATCCCTATAGCCCTGAGGACGCCCTTCCCGAGAGCGCATTTGACCAATGACCGGGGTGCCTCCACGCGCAATGCGTTCAGCAGCAGCTTTGGATCCAAGGCCAGAAACAGAAGCAACATATTCGCCTGCACCCGCAAGCTTGACAGCTCTGCGCTCGGCTCCTTCCTGCGCTCCGTTCAGTCTTTCAAACGCTTGAGCACTTTCACCTGTCTCCTTGGCAAGCTCTTTCTGAATGCCGATAATTTCGTTAGAAACACGGGTGTAGTCAGAGCTTGATCTGACAGTATTATTAAGCTCAATTTTTAGCTCTGCTAACTTTTGGTTAAGCCCTGCCGTAGTTTTCGGAAGCTTGCCGAAATCTTTGTCAAGAGCTTTTAATCTTGTCCTGAAAGAATTGATGCCTGCATCCGTGCTATTGAATGCCTCTGCCAGCTTGATAGTCTCGCTACGGCTAGACGCAACAAACTCAAGGTATCCAGTCTGGGCAACCTTAAGAAGCTGATTTTGAAGCTTTTCCTCCAGCCGAAGTCTTTTCTCCGTATTTGCAACCGTAGACCTTTCTTTTTGTGAAAGCAGGTCAATCGCTTGAATCTGCTTTTCTGTTATGGCAACTCTTTCTCTGTAGGCTCTAGATTGCAACCCGATAAGAGTTGAACTTTTGCGTAGCGTGCCATTGAGGAGATTTGATATTTCTCTTTGCTTCTTAGCCTTGCCTTCTGCTATCTCCAGCGCGTCCCCCATCTGTGCGATATTGCTCTTCAGCCGAGCAAATGCGTCAGAGCCCGTCCTAGCTTCTTTTGACAGAAGCTTTAACTCCTCGATGGCCTCCTTTATTTGAGAAACAGAAGACTTGGCGCTTGTGCCAACCTCAGCAAGATTTTTAGCGCGAGCCTGCGATTTTGCGCCAAGCCCGTCAAGCGAGGCTTTGAGATCGACAATACCCTTCCCAAGGTCTCTATAGACCGTACTTGTCACGTTGGCTTGCGCTCGCAAGCCTTCAAACGCTTTAATCTGAGCCTTTATTGTCGCTTCGCTATTGCCAGCTTCTGCAGCAAACTTTCGTACATCGTCAGTTGCTTTCTGAAGGTCTCCGGTTGAAAGCTTGTTAAGTTGTTTTGATAAATCGCGGAACGAACTATTTAATTTTTGCAGCTTTTCGCTGCCTTTAACGTTAAGTACAATATCAACAGGTGAAACGCTTTTACTTGCCATCTTTTTTGTTCAGCTCAGAGAGTGCAGCAGCTTCCATTACTTGAAGGCTCTCCAGCATCTCACGGGGATTCTCTACATCATAAAGGGACATCAGTCCTGACGCACCTAGCAACACCTCATATTTCAATCCAACGTAACCTCCCATCGTTACAGTCCACTGCGTCTGCATTCGCAGGAACATCATCAACGTATCCCAATTCTCTTCCCACACCTCAAAGTGCTCCTCTTCAGGAGCGGCTTGACGCTGCGGCTTCAATCCAAATGCCGCTGCGTCATCACTACTTTTGTCCTCTATCCTTTTGCCGCCATTCGCCCAATACTTGACGGCATCTTTTAGTTTCCCAGTTTTGCGCCTTCAAAAGTTTCGGTGTATGCCTTCAAGACACCACGAATCCAATACGGATCATCGGCAAATTCTTTCATTGCTACCTGGGAGAACGGCAACGGTTTGCCGTCTTCGTCTTCAATTCCCTCCCATCCGGTCATGACTGCTTTGAGCAAGTCATGATCACCCTTGTCTGCAAGCTTCTGGAACTCAGAACGTGGTACGCGCTTGAACACTGCGTCAAAAGTGGATTCATCAAAGACTCCACCATCAGCAGGCTCTTCCACGGTTACAGGCCACTTAAAAGTTTTGACCTTTTTGCGAACGAAAGCCATCGAGCAAGTTTAACTGTAATTAGCTTACAGCAACAAAAAAGGCCGTGCTCTCCAACACGGCCATGGTTCCACTAAGGGCCTTGGCTCCCTCGGATCAACTATACACGAGCGTCATCTCATCGTTCCCTGCCGTTGATGGGATCGCGGTGTATGGGATGTTCAGCATCGCAATGCCGTCTTGATCCCCGTAGCTCACGTCTCCAATGTCGATCCGGGTACTAGCAAAATCAACAATGTTCCCTGCGGTTGTGCCGTGCTGGAACGTGAGGTTGCCCAGCGCACTGTCAGTCAGTGCAGCAGTGAAATAATCCTTCGTGGCAATCGAAATCATCTCCATACTCACGCTTCCGCTGGCTTGGCGATCAGTAATGATCACTTCCTTGTTGCATCCAATCAGCTCGCGGTAAACAACAGAGTTGCCGATGTCAAAACTAATTGACTGCAGGCAGCCAGAGTAAGAAAGCAAGGAGAAGGTGTCTGTGTTGCCGTTCTTGAAGATCAGCGGTGTCGCTTGGTTTGCGTAAGTAACGCTCGGCAGTGCTGAATCATCAGGAGCGTTGTAGATACCCGTCATCGTGAAATCGATGGTTGGAATTTCTCCCACGGATCCATTCAAGGTGAATGTTCCTCTGGCACCAGTCACCTTGTGGCGAACACCATCGATGTTGTAGTGAATAGTGACTGAACTGAAAGATGAGCTTACTGGCGCATACGTTACTGACGTACCAGCAGCAACAGTTTCACTAAGGCCACAAGCCTGCAGTGCCTTACCGTACTGAGGCGCGGTGCCAGCAGTGCCAGACCCCGCTAACTCAACGCTGAAAGTACATTCAACGCGAGTGTTAGCCAGCAACTGTTCAGAAGCGCCTAAGTAAGGACGGATTAAATCACGTCCAACAACTTCACTTTGCTGCGGGGTGATGTTCAGATCCCTCACCAAAACCGCGTCGGTTCCGGTTGGAGTCGGATCGACTCCGTAACTGGACTCCGTTTCGATCAGAATCAGTCGTTTGCGTAGAAGAAGTGGTGCCATTTTCTTGTGGGGGGTCGGCGGGAAGTGTTCGCTTAATCAGAGTGCGTTTTCCGGTTTCTGGATCGAGAAGATACGACCCACCTTGACCGCTGTACTCGTCTTTCATCGTAATCCTTGCAACTGCTTAAACCTTAGTAGACAGTAAGGTCTGCTACTGATGTTCTGTATTTGACGTCGTACTCATTAGAAAACACGCCAGCAGGTTGGTCTGCATCAAGAAACTCAAAGCTTGTCAAAACAGGCTGCACATCAATCGCATAACCCCCAATAGTCAAATCAGCCATAAGCTTGGAATGCATCGATTCGATTACCGAATCTGCATCTGTATAGGGAGTTGTTGACCTAGTAATCACAACGACTCTCACCCGCATTGTCCAGTCAAGCTTTGGCAAAGAAGTCTGCTGTTGAGCAACATCATTCACTGGCTCGATCACGATCATCGGAGTCTCAGCCCTTGCAGCCGCTGTAACCCTCGACCGATACACCCTCCCGCTAACGCCAGCGGTGCTGGCCAGTGTTGTGGCAATCTGGGCCAAGATTTGCTCGCGTCTAGTGGCCATTAGTTTTTCATCAACATGACTTCACAAAACGCACCATCATCAATTAAGGCTGCGCTTCTTACGGTGTAGTTTACGCCGTCCACCGTTATCGCATCGCTGTGAAGCAGGTTCTTGAATTTTGAAGACTCACAAGTAAGCTTGTAGTCAGTCGTAAGCACAACTCCATCAGCAATAATTTCTGAAGGCATATCTAGAATGCCTAGTCCTGAAATTGCACCAGCAACAACTGGCACCGCAAAATCTGATGTGCTTAAAAATATACTTAGGTCTTCAGTGAATGGTGCCACAGTTAATTAAGCGTTGAAGTAAATGGTCCAACCTTTTGCGATAAGGCTATTGTAGGCAGTGTTAGCAGCAGCAGTCCAGGTTGACTTACCTGCGTTAGTGCCACCGGCGATACTAAGTGTTATACCAGTAGCACCGTTAGTATCTAGTGAGGTTAGGATGTTCTCAACTGATTG